ACAGAGAACATCTACGCCCTGAGCGAGAGCCCTACTTGCCGGCAAGATAACCTGCTCCGTGAGGTCTTTGAGGTCAAGTGACATTTCCTTCTGAGTTATCTCAAAAGGCACAGTCAGGATTTTGTCCAGCTTGACATCTTCATACCCCTCAGTGATTGCCTGAAACTCCCCAGTTAAGTCGCCATCAAACTCAATGGCAGTGAAGGTCGCAGGCTTGCGAACCCTAGCCGTATCGCCAATCTTGTGAAATTCCTTGTCATGCCCCCTAAAAACGGTCTTGGCGAATACGAGATTGTTTTCTAGTGCTAATAGCCCAACATCAGCTATGATGGTGGGTGTTAAAAATGTAGCCACGTTTACCTCCGTAAATTACATTTTGAGGTATTTCTTTTTCTCATCCAGAGACAGTTTTTCAAACTGCTCAGGAGTAAGAGTCCCACGTGTGCCAGATGTCACACCAGAAATAGGAGTGAATGGTACTTCGCCCTCCGCTGGTCGTTTTGCGGGTTCGCTCAGCCGTTTTGCTAATGTTTTGGCTTGCTCAACAGTCGTCAGTCCAAGGTTTTTCATGGTGTCCTTGAGAAGCACAGGGTCAATCTTTTCTTCCGTTGCGATTTCCCAGAGCTTAATTTCCATCTGGGTTTCCTGTGCTGACTTAACCATCTCCGCATGCTCAGCCTTGTCACGTTCAAGAGCTGCCCTTTCCTCCTTTATCGCCTTCTTTGCCTTGTGCAAGTCCAGCGCTTCGGGATTATCTTTGAGTTTCTCCAATTCGGCAGCCTCTATTTTAGCTTCGGCAGTTTTGATTCTCTCCTCCCTTTCTGTCAAGGATTGCTCCTTAAGTTCAAGAGATTTGGCATCCCTGCCCTTAGCAGCGAGAGCATCGCTTATCCGCTTGTTCACTTCCTCTTCTGTGTAAGTCTTGGCTTCTTTTGGAGTAGTCCCCTCGTTACCCTGAGAAGCCCGTCCAGTTGTCTGAAGAGAGTCCTTTGGGTTTCCTTTGGTTTCGTCCATTTTTTACCTCCTAAAATGATTAGAGCCAGCATCTTTGATTTACTGACTCCAAATGAAAAAGCCCGAATTAACGAGCCTTCCATCCTAAATATTGTATGTAAATCTAAAAGCCACGAAGTTCTCTAATTGCATCTTCAATTCGTTGGGCTTGGTAATCTGTCAATTCTTCTGCTGTTATGTCTTCTCTTATACCAAGATTCTTTAATAAATCTGTGTAATGAGAAGCCATATCAAGCCAATACTTTCTATTGGCTAAGTTCGGGTCTGTAGTTGTCCATCTATCCCCAACTAACTTAGTTACTTTCCCTGCAAGAAGCATCCAGGCATCTAATTCTGGATGTTCATGCCTGAAGTTTAATCTTGCCTGTCCTTCTGGTAAGCCTGAATATTCTTGGTATAGCTTATAGACTTCACGGGTGGGCACCTTGCTGAAGTCCTTTTGCTCAGTCCAGATGCCCAGTTTATACATGGTGTCGTAAAACTCTTTGTGTTCCATTAAGAACCAATCATCTTCATAACCGCTTCGGCTTTCTGCATACCATTCTACCCAGTCCTCAATCAAATGCTTGGGGAAGTCCACATCCATAGCCTTCATGCGGTTTCTATCATCTCTAAAGTCAGGATGGGAAGTAAGATACTGCTCTCTGGCTTTCTCTCTGGCATCATCACCAGCAATATACTGTGGTGACTTCCTATCACCGAAAGCATCATACTCAGCTTGTGCGTCTCGCCACTTGATTTGAAGCTGGTAATACTCAATTCCTCGATAATCCTCTGTCCCTTCCCAGTTCCAGTTCTCCATCGCCCAGTTAGTAAACTCAGGATGTTGTAGTCTCCACAGCTTTGATTCCGCACTGTTTCCGCTAAATCCAAGCTGGTTGTAGCCAAAGTAATCTTGTATTAGATTCTGAGGCGGTAATCCTAGCCCCATTTGTTCTAGTGGTATGCCTAATTCTTGACCCCACTTAACGACAAGGTTATAGGCTTCCATTGATTGAAGTTTCCCACCATACCCCCACAGAGCCAGCATTGCGTCGGCTTCAGGATTCGCTAGGCGATATTCAGCCCGCCAGTCCTTTGCCAAGTTAGGATTCAATGCGATAAAGCCTTCCTTATCCGCCTCTGCCATGCCTTGATATGTTTTCCATAAGTTATAGTATTCCGCCGGGATATTGCCCTGGTCGAAGTCTTCTTGAGTCATCTCGATAATCGGTTTGTAGGGTAAATTCCAGTATTCTCTACTTAACTTCTCGGAATCCTGCCCCTTCTTGACCCAGAGAGGATTAAGCCCCTTCTCTTCCTTTGTCGTGGCGATGTAGTTAAGAATCTCGTTATACAGCTCTTCGCCGTGCTTTTCGACAAAGGCAGCGATTCGCCTATCTCTTTCGTTCCAGTTATAGTCGCCGTTAGCCAGATACATACCGGCATCTTCAGCAAATCGTATTTGAGAGTTATACTCAGCATAAGCTAAGTCCCACTTAAATTCATACTTCGAGCCTTCGGCTTCCTTCTTATCAAAGTATTCAAAGATGCTTCGGTAGGTCGGGTCTCGGCTGATAGCCTCAATAATAGAGCCGTAGTTTTGACCAGCCTCACTGCATAATTCACGGTATGTCGTGGTGTCAATCTCTCCCGCCTGTAATCTCCTTGTGAGTTCGTCAATTCTTTCGTAGTAGATTGCCCGCTCTTCGTCTATCCTGTCAGTATAGGCTTTCCACTCTGGCGTCTGCCGTATCTTACTGTCATTCTGAGCATCTTCGTATAACTCAGCCAGTTCAGGGTAGCGGGTAAGTAAGTCTTGTCGTTGCTTCTTGGTCAGCTCACCCCACCCTAGTTTACCAGCCTCCCACGCTTCTATCTGTAAATCATCTAGCTCGTCTCGTGGTATTTGCTTAATATAGTCTTCAGCCTTATCGTAGAATCTTACCCAGCTAGATTCAGGAATTGAGCGCCAGCCAAATATCTCAAAGATAGGCACGGCTGCCCTAGCTACCCCTTCTGGTATTTCATAGTCCCTAGTCAAGCCAGGAATCATCCAGTTAATACCCTGTTCCATCCATATCGGCTCAAAACGGGTCATAATATACCTAGCATACTCCCAAGGCGTTTCAATAGGATAACCTAGAAAGTCCTTGCCGGTAGCCAAGTCAAAGCCCATTCCTGTTACCGGTGAAGAACGAGAATACCACCAATAAACGAAGGGATTGTCCTTATTAAGCCCGCCGTGTTTTAGAATTTGCACCAGGTCTATTCGTTCCTTGTCTCCAACTGTGTTGATGCACTCACTGATGTTTCCTATTAGTCTGACAAACCCATACCAAAAGCCACCGGGGCCAAAGGTATAATTACCTATTTTAATACCTAGGAAGTCGCTGAGCGGTCGCCATATTACTTCGTGAGTTATCGGGTCTTCCCTGATGCCTAATCCCTCTTTTACCGCTTCCCAGGCATCATCCTCATCTTTGCCTGAAAGTAACGCCATAGCCATTTGAATACCCACATAATAAACGACACCCGCAACCATCAATCCCCCGAGTGCCTGTTTTGCCTTTGCGCCAGTATAGCCACCCCTAAATACATCGGCTAAAAGAGAAAGACAAGCCCTAGTATAGTTTGGTGCAAACCACATAAAAGACGACTCTAACTGTCTTACTGTCAAAGGCACGCCCTCAGCTTGTGCCAGTCCTGTCATTAAGTCCAAATGTCTGGCTAGCTCAAACCCCTTGCCTTGCTTTATCGCTTTATCAGAAAGAGCCTTCCAGAACTCATTACGCACTATCTCGCCAGCAGAGTAAAACGCCATCTCAGCCCTTGCAAATGGGTCTAAGGGAATCTTCCCTAGTGTCCAAGCAGCTATCTTTCCAAGTCCATGTTTCCCTCTCAAGGCTTCAAAGTAATCAACTGCCCTGGAGCTGCCCAGAAAGCTGACTCTTTGTAAAACAGCATCTTGGTTCTTTTCCATGTAGCCATAAAATACACCCGGATTGAAAAACGCTACCGTAGATTCACCCAGAGCCTTATACCACCCACCCATCAATTTAATGCCGATTCTAGGGCTTCTCAGCAGCATTGCATGGGCTAAACCGAATGAGGGGAGTCCTTGAATCATCATAGCTGAGAAGTCAAGAGCTGCCTTAGTTATTCTTAAAATACCAGCTGCATCGCTGGTAAACTTGAGAGCCGAACTCCCCTTTTCTATCCCGAAGAACTTGTTACAGGCATCAATGAAATCTTGATTGAATATCCTGCCACCAGCAAAAGGCATGGGTAGATAACCTTCTCCGATACCCGCTTGTCTGACAATCTCCATCTTGGCTGCCCGTTCCGCCCTGGCCTGCCAGTATGGTGCTTTGCGAGCCTCTACCAAGGCTTTAGCTTCTTTAGTTAGAGTGTCAAATGCTGCCTTCCGTTCGGCTGCCGTCATAGCATCTGGCACGGTAAACTTGACTTGCTGAAATTCGGTCTCACCTGAAAGCTCGCTAACCCCCTCTATCTTGGGTTTGACATTGACATAAGGCATCGGTAAACCCTGTTCCTCGTATGTTTCGACTAGCTTCTTATAGTCGTCCATCGAGATTTGGACTATTTCACCCTTACCTTTCGGGGTAACGGGTGTTGTATAGCCGAATATGTCTAGTTGTAAGCCTGCTTCTGGCATACCAGCTTCGGCGGTGGGGATTGCTACTCCATAACGGTCATAGATAAGCCGTTGTAAAACATTTTGAGCAGCAGGAGATAAATCTTCCCATTTGGATTCTGCTATTCTCTCTCCCACCTTGGTTAATTGCCCTTTATTATTAACCCACCCACCAGCTTTCACTAAGTCCACCTTGACACCAAGTTTTGCACTATCCCAGCGTTCTTGTGGTATTATTTTAAGTGTAACCTCTGGGGTAACACCTTCTACTCCTCGCTCGTAGGGTACTCGTTTTTCCTCGATGGCTTGCTGAACTTCAGAGGCGGACAACCTATCTGGCACTCCGCGACTGAGTAGGTCTTTATACCTTGTGGGGAACATCTCCGCAAGGCTAAGCCCCTTCCAACCTGGTTCATGCGGTTCTGCATAATACTTAGTAAGTTCCTCATAGCGTGCTGGCTCAGGATACCTACCTGACTTAATAGCCTCTTCGTATTCTGCTTCGCTAAGCTGAAGAAATTCATATCTTGCCTCCCTTTCTGAAATCTCTGGTGGGATAATCTCCCTCTCCGCCACTTCAGGTCTGCCTTCGACATCTTGTAATATCCCCAGCATCCGTTTTATTTGTTCTGCCCTTCGGCTGGCATCGTCAACTAAAAGTCTAAGGTCTCTCGCCCTCTCTTTAAGGTCGGCTATCTGTTCTATCTTATTGACAAGTTCCTGCTCACTCATACCAAAGTGGTCAGCGAGTTCGTCAATGATGTATTCCCAGCGAACATTGCCCTCTTTGTCAAAGGCTCCGGGTTTGAGTTCCCTGCCCATCAACAGAATCTGGGCATTTCTTTTAGTTAGCGTCTCGGGCATCTGTCCTTCTTTCAGGACATCGGTGAGGGCTACCTTCTTGGTCTGCTTTAAGCCCTTCCGTGTGGTAATCGTTATCTCTGCTTTATAAGACGCTACTGGGTCGGTTCTCAGAAACTCCTCAACCCCTTCAAGTTCGCTTTCCTGCTCAGCAACCATCTCGCCTATCTCTTGAAGCTGAGTTGCCATCGTGTTACGCCAAGAAAGTCTATCCTCATAATCCATAAGATTGAAGGCTTCCCGGAGTTTCACTTCATCAGGGACAATGAGAGGTTCTACTTTTGGCACCTCCCTTGCCTCTTTTGCCTTCGCCAGTTCTGCCTTTAGACTTCTGATAAGTTTCTCATTCTGTGATAATAATTGTCTTAATTGGTTTTCAGCAGAGGCTGGTATTTCAATGAGTGCCCTTAACCTTGCACCAAGCTCAGGAAATCGCCTCTCGATTGCACTGAGCGTTTGGGTAGGCAATCTCTCCCCCCTCTTAGCCCTGTTGATTGCAGATTGCAATTTAGCAGCATCGGCAAGCTCTGTCTTTGTCAGTTCCGCCCGCTTTGCTATTTCAGGGAATCGCTCTAATAGTCTCTCAGTGGGGGTAATACCAAACTCCTCAACGAACTTGGAGAATCTCTCTCCAGCTATCTCTTTGAAAGCCTCCTCAATATAGCTTCCTATTGAGGCTTCGATATTCGGCTCATATTCAATCCCTGCCTGTATCCCCTCTGCCATCGTCCTGAAAGAGCGTGGCTTTTTGTATGACGGGACGGCACCAGGTTTTCTGCCTGTCACGCCAGGTTTGCCTCTCACTTCCACCACTTCTCCTTCGACTGTCTTACCTGTAACTACCCGGTGGATCCACCGTTCATTGACGGTATTAAGTGCTACACCTTCCTTTTGCAAGAGTGCGAATATCGCTTTATTTATGCGATTGATTAAGGTTACATACTGCAAGCCCTTATCCATCCCTGTCCAGTCATACATTTCAGGATGGGTAAAGACATGCTCTAGTGTCCCAGCATTCTCTCGTTCGCTTTCGTATTGAGCAAGCAACTTCCCCGCCATCTTCGCTGAGTAACCCACTTCGTTAAAGCCGAAGAATTTGACGGAGTTCTCTATTGTGTTTCTCAAAACACTGGTCATCACCTTAGCGGCATTTCCGCCTATTCGGGTGATAGCCCCATAAACCACGGCGCCACGTCCTACTATATCCTCGGTTAGCTGACTTTCCTTGCCTATCAGGACTCGCCAGCCTAAAACCGCTTCCTCAACTTTCTTGATTACCGGTATCCTAGCAAGGGCTTTAACTGTTGTTCTAATCCAGTTCGGGATTATTAAGCCATCAATTAGTTCCTGACTTGTTGGTATCGTCAAAAGAGGTTCAGGAATATTAACAAGTGGGATGCTAGGAGCTTTCACTCCCAATCCCATATCCCCACCAGGCACGACTAAATCAGGGTTAGACTCTTGAATCTGAGTCATTTTCTGCTTCGCCTGTTCTTCATCTAGTCTTGCTCGGTTTTCCTCAGTTAATTGCTCGCGGTACACTTCACCTTGCACATCCTCTGTTGCCTTCTTAACGAGACCAGCTACTTCGGGGTACTGGTCAATCACAACATCCAGTGCCTCGATTGTAGTTAAACCCTGCTTTATATTCTTATCAAACAACACTTTTTGCTCAGGTGTAAGACCCAACACTGACCTATCTGTAATACGGGTGATTATTTCACCACCAGCACCAAACCCCAGACCAGCAATAGAGCCGAGCGCAAAAACCAACTGCATCTCAGGGTCAGTTAAATCCACCTCTCTACCAAGAGCTTGGTTGATAATCATCTCTTGATAAACTTCCTCCCCGCCCTCAGTTAATCCTTCAAAGACTAACTTCCCACCTACTCGTGCTATGCGAACCAACCCTCTCCTTACCGCACCTATAGCCGAGGTGCCTATTGAACCAGTTGGCATAAAAGCCACAGCTAACTGTGCAGCATCAAGACCCACCAGCCTCATATTCTTATTGAATACCTCATCCGCCGCTGCATCTGCTTCCTCATGCGAAAGCCCTTGATACCTAGCCTGGTCATAAGTACCACCAGCTTCAAGAGCCGATTCTAATGGTCGCATAAGCGCAGCACCACCTATACCCTGTAGGATAGTTTGTAAGACACGCCCTAACTTCAGCCCGATTATGCCTTTGGCGACAACACCAGTTACCACTGGGCCTACTACCGCTCCAACGGCAGCGAAACCCGTTATGCCTGCCACCACCAAAACCATCAGAGTTGGCAACATGCGCAGTCCATAAGTCGCATAGAATTGAGGATTGAATAGTTGTCTCCAGCTAAACTCACCTGGCTCAAACGGCACAGGCTCAGCCTTTGCCTGCATATACTGACCAAATTTAGCTATCTTCTCACCTATCCCACCATGACCAAGCCACTTGAAAATACCGCCCACATTCGCTACTAGGTCGCCTACTCCAGCAGTGAATGTTCCCCATTTCCCCCTTCCACCTACAGCCAATTCTTCCTCAACAATGAGTGACAAAGGGTTGAAGTAATCAGCTAATTGTGCTTCCGTGATTCCTGGGTATAGAAGGTGCACAAGTTCATCCGTCTTTTCGTTCCTGCCCTCACCCAGAAGTGAGGCTCTTAGTGCATCAGGATTGGCAGAGAAGTATGCCAGCATCGTGTCCACATTCTTGGCCGTTACTGGCTTTAACGCTTCAATAAATAGGAGTTTAAGTGCCTCAGCACCAAATATCTGCCCTAGCACTTCCTCGGTTACACCCTCATACATTGCTCTCAGGAGTGCCTCTGTCTCTGGGGTTCTGCCAATTTCTATTATGTCTTGAACGAAAGCCTCGGGCTGAGATTGGGCATAAGCTAAGATTTCCTCAACACTTTGCTCAGGGAAAACCCTGCCAAAGATTTGCTCAATCTCCAAACTAGGCATCCATGTTTCCTCTACTGACGGGATATACCCTACGCCTAGAGCTGTTTCAAGCTCGCTCTTAGTGTATTTCTCTCCAGATGGTGCGATGTATAAATCATCCTCCGTAATCTCCCACTTCTCAGGGGTGATTAGACTGGAAGTGTAACCCTCTCCCGCTGGGGTCATTTTAAGTAGCCACCCTTCCTGAAGCGAAAGCCCCATCTGTTGAGCCTCAGACGGGGTGAAGAATAAGGGCATATCGGGAAATGCAGTGGTTAATTGCCTCTGCTTGATTGTCTCGGTGAGCTGTGGGTACAACTCTCGCATATCACTTAACGATGTCCCATATTGCGACAAGAGGCGTTCGATTTCAATATCTTTCGCCTCTCGGTATTGACTTAATAAGGTCTCTTCCTCTAATGCAAATGCACTCATAACTTTGCCTTAGCTTCTAACCCTCGTTTCGCTAATAGTTCCTTTATGACATTGGGCTTCTTGTTCTTATCTTCAGCTTCTGCCAATTCCCCTTTAATGTCATTGATGACATCTTGGTAGAACTCCTCAAGGGTATATTTGAAATCAACTTTTTTAGGCATTTGGCTCTCCTTCCTCTTTAGTTGCTCTACCCCCTCCGCCTTTGAGTAGTTGCTCCACAGCTTCCTTCTTTTGTGTTCCTTCCTCTTTAACCTGTCCTTCAATCGGGCTTAACTGCCCCATCGCCCGCCTCTGCTTTAAGATAGTTCCTATTCGGTCTCTTAAGATACGAGCTCCAATCTGGTCTGCTATGGTCGGTTTTTGCCCGTTCTTTTCCTCAAGGAGACTCTTTCCACTATTGAACAAGAATAGAACCTCATCAATTTTCTCTGCCCGTTCAGCCCTCAGTTGAGTCAACAACCCAGTTGGGTTTTCAGCCCTTATTATCTCTCTAACAATGTAATCATCGGGGAGAATGCCACGAGCAGCAACCGCAAATTGTAAGTCAGCCATCAACTGTTCCTTTGACATAGTGCGGAAGGTATATTCAATCGAATAGTCTCCCTCTAGGTCGGCTTTCGTGTAATTATTCTTGCTTCCCTCTTTCCCAAGTTCCAATTTCTCGTCAAGCTGGATGCACTGCTTAATACTCATCCCACTTATAGCTTGATAGAACCAAGCCTTTGTATTTACTCTCGGCGCAAATATGTCATTCCTCGAACCCGTCAACTGGGTAATTGCTATATTGGATAGCGGGAATTGCAGCGTACCATAATCAATAGCTGATAGACTTCCTCTCTGTAGCGAAGTCTCTAGCACTGAGTAGTACAAACTTGTAGCATTCTTAATGTCGGCAATGGGCATGAACTTGTAACCACCACCCTTCTCAACGCCATGTACTGTCTTTTGCTTATACGGTGATTTCTCAGGTTTGGGCATATTTTCCCCGTGAGAACTTTCATACTGTAGTGCCCTGAATAGAGAATCTATATTCAATGTTCGGAGTATGGTAATCGCCTCATTCTTTTTATCCCAGAGGTCACGGTTAGCCCAAAGTAAACTTTCCCCCTGGTGTTCTATGGCATCTTCTGTCCCCAAGGTCGAACCAGTAGGACAGATAACACAAACGAATGGCACATACCCATAAGGGTTAGGCTGCTCTCTGACTATTTGCTTGTCAATGAAGATGACGTTCTTTTCGGAGTCCCAGAAGTCAACAACCTCAGCATACTTCTCTATCTTTACAGCCCTGTCTCCTGGCTTGGTATATTCCCTCTCAATTTGTGCCTTTGATTGTCTGAACCAAGGAGCAGCCCAAACCAAATCATTTCCGTCTATATCGTCGGTATAACACCGAGTATCTATCGGCAGGACATCGGGAATTAAACCTCTCTCTTTATCAATTCTCATACATATCCGAGCAGCAATTCGCCCTCTTATGCCTAACTGTTCATTAAGGAAAGCATCTAGTCCCGGTATTTTCCGCTTTGGCAGATTTTCGTCTACCATGTAGAAAATATCTTTGAGAAACTGCTCGATTGTATTAGTTTTCGTATCGCTCAACCCCCTCCCCTCAATAATAGTTTGCCTTGTAGCCCCACCCAGGATTGATATGCCTTTTTGAACATAAATCAGGGCATCAGGCAGAGTCGTATTAGCGACATCTTCCATTTCTTTTTTCCCGTCAAGCTGCATCATCTTAAACGGCTTTAGGAGATATAACGCTTCGTCCACACCCATGCGGTCAAAGATAGGCTTCATCTCCTCTTTTTTTTCTTCGAATAATTTGTACTCTTCTCTCGATTCGTCGCTCATTATCAGCTCCTTCGGAAGTATTCAATAACGGCTACAAGGATAGAGGCTATAACCCCAGCAGCACCGCCAATTCCTGCCGTTTGTCTCCGGCTTAAGCCGTGATTCGAGTTCTTAATCTGTTCCGCAATGGTCGCTAATTGAGTGCTATGCCCATTGACAGTTCTCTCTAGCTCCATGCAGGTCGTCTTCAATTCGCCCACATCATCTTTTATACCTTTTGTTCTCTCATCAATCCTTGCTACCATTACTTCTAAATCATCTGGCATATTGCCCTCCTAGAATTGCCAAACCGGGCTTGTCTGCCTCGGCGTGGCTGTCGCAAAACCGAATTGCTCCGTCATACCCAAAGTGCTATATCTTCCGGCATCGCAGGCGTGATCCCGAATCTTCACTGGCTCTTCTAAAACCTTGCCGTCTTTGTCCTTCTTACGGCAGTAGTTTCTTACTTCCTTGATGGTCTCCACACTGGACTTCGTTATGTATAAAGTCTGCCTTCTTACTACATCGAGCCCCATCTTGACATCTTTGTTTGAAGGGTAGATTACCCAGCCAGCTCTTTTAATCTCTTCTATCTTATCTGGTGCTGACGAGTCGGCGTGAATGTCGGCTCGCTCCTCATGAGTGAGCTTTTCTATCAAGTCCGCATTGGTCAGTGCTGTTTGGTATATGCGTTCATCCCAATATAATTTCTTATTCGAGATGATGACCTTGATTAACGCCGTTGGGTTCACAAAGCCGAAATCTAACCCGTAAGCCCAAGCCTGCCAGTCGCATTTGGCTGGTAGTGCCTCTACGATTTGAAAATCAGGCCATATAAGGTTCTCCGGATGTCCCAATATCCCCAGACCGTAAACATTCCACCAGTTTGCGTCTTTGCCCTTGTTGGACTCGATATTATCAACAACTTCTCTTGGCAAGACTTTCAAAGCATCTAAGTAGGTGCTGTGAACATAGAAAGTATCTGGCTCTTTCAGCCAGTATTCGTGCGCCCAGAACTCTGACACTGGGTTCCAGTCCACGATTGTAAACTTAGATGTTCTTATATCTAAAGCCCTAGCGGTGTCCCAGGGCACATTGTTGCCTTCATTGATGAATAAAATATCTCTTCTGGGGCCTCTAACCTTGTCCGATTCGTCGGCCCCGAAGAACTCTATCTTCGCATTACCGAAGTCATACCTGAATAAAGTCTTAGACCACCGGGGGTTATTCTCTTCTGATTCGTTGAGTATTCTAAAGAAGTCCCTGATGCACCCGCGCCTTAGATGTGGTAGAGATTCCGAGACAATAGTAATTAAAAGAGGTGATTTAGCCCCTTGAGATATTAGAATGAGTGACTGAAGGATTGACCATGTTTTGCTTGACCATGTACCTCCTTCGTGTAAGCACCTTCGATAACCGCCCAACCATGCTTTAAGCGTGTCCTCAAATACTCTTGTCGTTTCCAGTTGCAACCGTTCTTTCTCCCTCTAGTACCTTGCTCACCATGTCTTTAGTTTGCTCATTAGAGACAACGATGTTGAATATCAAGTCCTTCCCACCTTCCCCACCGATTGGCTGTAATACCTTACCCTCTAATCTCTCAATAAGTTCACGGAAATAGACAGCGTTCTCCACCGCATGCCCTAGCCAGCGTTCAACTAGATATTCAGCCCAAGTTTTATCCGGGGCGTAAGGACATGATTCCGCAAGTTTCTCTCTAGCAAGAGATGTCAGGGTTAGTTCCTTTGGTGCCCGCCCCTTTGGATTTCCCGATTGCCCCTTTTGCCACCTCTGTTGATACTTCCTAAGGGCAGCTAGTTGGTTCGGGTGTTTGCCTGGTGGATATTTTTCCTCTTCTGTCATACTTTAACTAACCTCTTTCGATTCCTTCTTAAAAAAGCTCTACGGTCTTTTCTATTTGCCTGAAATAGTTTAACTTTACCATCTGGGGTTTTTATCCTGATGATTCCCAATGGGCTAGGTGTGAATTTACCATCTTCAGTCATCTTAATCCTTCCTGAATATCTTTAAGAACAATAAGGAGTCCACTAGGTAAAGTCCTTCCAACAGGATGAATACCAAGATTGTCAGCAAGACGGCTCCCGAAGTTCGCAAGTCGTCTAGCCATAGAACAAGGGGAAGAAATAAACCTTGCCCCAGAATCCATATTACTTGGAGGTTCCGCCTCTTCATCTATTTCTCCCGTAAGTTTAATTATGTTCCTTTTGTTCATTTTTTCCTCAGTATCTTGGCTATCAATACGCCTAATCCAGCAAGGGCTATAATACCTAAAACCCTTCCTGCTTGGTAATAATGATGTTCAGCCCTCAAATCGTTTAGTAGCTCTTCGGATGGTTCATACCTAGCTCTCCAGAAGCAGAAGGTCTCAGAGAACCCTTCAACGAGGGCGTGCCATTCCTGATAAGTGTCCATAAAGTTGCTAAAATGAAACCACTTAAAAAATCTCATATTCTTCTAAAGCAAAACGAAGGCGTTTTTGAGGACATATAGACTCGATAAGTTCGGCCAGACAAACATGCGGTCGTTCTGGGGTTCCAAGAGCATGACTTTCCCATCAGGAAAGACGACTAAATTATACCCATGTCCCGCCTTGTAATCTATGACGATACCCACCTGGTTCAGCCCGAAATACCAGTCCACATCAGCCTTAAGGGTGATAGCAAAATTCTCACAATCAAATTTGTCCTTTACCCATTCCCTGCTATCTACCCAATGCCATGCAATTATATTCAAAAAATTGCTTTGATTTGTTAAATAATATTTACCATCAAGTGGAAGGCGTATAATGCTTGGCTCTAACATAAATAGACACTCTTGAACCCAGAGACTATCTTTCTCTACAATATAGGAAATCTCAGGGGGTGCAGGATGAGGGCTTAAATTCCTGAGAGTGGCCACCACCTCATTGAGCTTTGTTATCAGTTCCATCCCAGCCTTTCAAAATAGCAAGAATAAGATTTACTTTCGTCTCCGCTTCAACTATAATTACCTTAAGTTTATCCAGCTCAGCTTTATTGGCATCATACTCTTGCTTATAGCCTGAGAGTAAACCTAGAATCTCTCGTAACTTCTCAATCATTTGTCCACCTTGTTATTTTTCAGATGTGTTATCGTCCGCTCAGCGAACCACCAGGTTATCGCTGGGATAGCCAGAGCGAGGAACCAGTCAGGGACAGCGATTCCTTCAATAACCACTTGGGCAATGACGGCAGCGAAGATGACACTGATCGCTGGTCTGGCTATTGCTCTAATGATTTCAACAACCGCATTTTCCATATCACACTCCTTTTACAGTTTCTCATTCACTTTAACATCATATTGCGCCGTTACGCCTCGCTTTGGGGATATAAAAAGAACCCACTGCCTAGGATCGTCTTGTAAACCAAGTCTATAAAGAGGGTAAGCAGACCCACTCGCCCAAGTCCCATTAACAAAAATCGGGATTCCTGAAGGGCGGATATAATTGCAGATATGGAAATGACCCATAAAGCAATATTGCCACGTCCCTGGGATAGAAACATTCCATCTTAAAGTCCTTCGGTCTATGCCATAAAACGGTATGCCTAAGTATGATGGAATCTGATCTCCGTGAACGAGAAGAATTTTTATATTGAAGATGTTTATTACCTGATAGAATTCGTTCTCCTCGATATGAAAGTGTATCTTCTCATAGTTTTTAAGCCCTTGCTCAAGGATTTTATAAACGAAGGTATCCCAGTTCGTCTTTGCCGATATGCTTCGCCTTCCCTCAAGTTGCCCATGATTCCCGCGGACACAGTAAACCTCTATTTCGTCAAATAGCTGGAGATGACTTACTAAGAGGTCATTCAGCACTGGCACCGCCACTTCAAAGATTTGGTCTATCACTACATGTTCCAGCTCTTCAAGTTTCGGGATAGGCACATTCATATTCTCAATAATGTCTCCCAATAAGCAGATATGGAGTTTCTTAATAGGTCTCATTTTGCGGTGCAGCTCACATAGCTTTAAACTCTTTTCCGTGAATAACACCGCCTCTTGTTTGAGAATCTTTGCATTGAAAGTCGGCGATTTCTGCCCAGCCTGTAAATCGGAAAGTAACAGAACTTGTGCCTCTTCGCCCTCTTGCTCGCTCACTTGAGGGATGGGTGTAATCTTAATCTCCGGTAGGGATTTAACTTCAATATCTTTTGCCAGAACCATAGGTTCAGGAATTTGTTTTAATGGACTATCACCTTCAGAAATCCAGCCTTTTAAGGTATCAAAGGCAACCTCATATTGCTCGGCTAATTTGAGCCTTCCAGCATGGTCAGCCTTATGATATGCCTCAACTAGCTTTTGATATTCTTCACCACTTGGCTTTTTACGTTGTGTCATTCTTTACGATGCCTTCGTTTGTCTACGTAAGCCAAAATGAGAATCCCGCCGATTATTAAACCAAGATAGATAGGTGAGATATTAACTCCCATTTCCCTAAATATACTTTCAGCCTCAAGGCAAACTGCCGTGCAAAGAGCAAGTTCCAACCAGTTAATCATTCAATACCTTTATTGTCTTAATCATTCCCCGCGGAATCACCACGAAACCGTCCATGAACATCTTGTCATGGAATAGGTTATTGATTGTTCCCTGAGTCAAGATAATCTTTTCATCATCACCTTTTATCAAATAGCCTACATTGTGGGACTCAATGAGCTCGATATTAGTCACCGCACCAAGTTCAAGGCGAGCCTCATCACTCCAGGCATCAAGCCAGATTACTTCAACCTTCTTTAACTCAGGCATACCTCTCCTGTGAAAGTTTCCCACTCAAAAGGATATTCATAAGTTGGTTCAATAATAGTTACACTTAATTCTTCTTCATTCATTTAATCTCCAATACCCAAAATAGGTAAGATAATACCCAAAAAGTGAACATATACTCGGAAAAGTGAGCAGTGGGATTGTCCCACCATAAATGCAAAAGCCGTCCTGATGGACGACCTCTGTACTCCTTCCACACTTACACCCTATGGTTGGTGGGCGAGCTAATAAAAAGCCACGCAGAAGCATGGCTCTAAAATACATGAAGCCCACTGTATACCGTGGGCTCCGCCCATCGACCGAAGTCTCAGGGGTAGTCAAACCTCGCCAATTCTCGTGCAAGGGAATGACGAGGAAGATTAAAATTGAGGGTTTACTTTCCGCTTCGGTTACCCTTATCGGCGCTAACCCATACGGGTCATCCTTGGCCCTCAATCTAGGCGTAAGAATACACCTATTGTCAAGTATATTGCACCAAAAAGTCTTTGTCAAATCCTCTCCTCAATATGTACTTCTGCATGAAGCCATGAATCGGGGTCATATTTGGGAGGTGTAATCATATTAGTATTTACTTTGAGCTTCTGCTCAACGGGAAACTGCTTTGTCTCTCCACATTTGCATCTCCCGAAATTGTGTGTATCTACAATGTAGAAATGCTTATGGTTCATCTTTCGGCTTCTCTTTCCCATAGAATCGCCCGCCTAAAAATAGATTCTTTTCTGCATCCGTCTTGCAGCACTCCTCTATGAAGCACTGGTCGCAGTATTTTTCATCGCAATCGCAGTATTTACCGCATTTGATACACTTGCACATTTCTCCTCCTTTTTATCTTTTGAAACGCCTAGCGTTTCTTTCCGCCATCTTCTTATCCTCTTCCAGTTTGTAAAACTATCTCTTTTCTGTCGCCAGCCCTTCACATAAAACAGGGCATCCCTGGCATCTCTATCTAAGGTATTAAATTCCCTCCCTGCTTCAATCTGGGCGGCTAATAACTTCCCATGTATGCCCGTTCTTCTTAAACGAGATTCCACTTCGGCAAGTATTAAAATAGGCTTCACAAAGGTCGCTTCGGTTTTGATATTCCTTTGCCCAGAACCATCATCGCTGGACCTATCTGGGTCTTGTGGCCAGTGGCCAGCTCTTAATGTGTCGGAATTTCTGAGTATCCACAGAACCTGAAAAATGCAAAATCGCACCTCAGCATAGTGATACCACTTTTTGAATCCAGAACACTCCCTATAATCCCGACAGCGCTGGCAGTCACCTGGCTCACTCATATCACCACCTGCAAATACGCTTTTTCCTTTGTTTGGCTGTACTTCGTCTATTCCGACTGAATATCATCTCTAGTTCATCAGATGGAAGCCCTTCCGGCAAACCCTCAATCTTCACTTCGCATTGAATAGTTCGCTTGTCCCGCTTCGGCGGAGTCCATTTCTTCCCAGCAAGTTTAACTAGCTTCTCTTTGTTCTCTTCCGTTAGCATAAACCACAGTTTCATTAAACGCTCGTTTAGTAGTGTTTTCCCTTATTAAACAAAAAAAGGCGAGCCCGGGATTTCTCCCTGAACTCGCCTCCAGTTCCTATGTCTGCACTCTATCAGTTTTACGCCGTCAATCATAATTCCTTCAATAATTGCTTCAAATATAACTTATCGAGAAAGTCGTCTCTCTTTTTGTAGCAGTGTGCCCTAAACTCAAGAAGGTCGTAACCTTTATCGCCTAATCTCTTCCTCATAAAAGCCGTGTATTCCTGTCTGCCGTCTCCATGCCCCCAGGCGAAGTTATGATGATACCAGCAGAGCGAGATACAATTCTCAGGGTCAAACCTCGTATTCTCATGCCCGCGGCCCCAATAATGGCTACAATGCAATCCCCGTTTGTTCTCAGAGTAGTCCCTGCTATTCTCTCCACAAGCTAGGCATCGCCAGCCATCCCTTGCCCGGATGTAGTTTGAGAATAAGATGTCGGTTTTCCTCTCTTTAACCTTGAACATCATAGCTCCATTGGCTTACTGATTCTTTTTAGCCACGACAAAACCCGCACCGTCTGAAACCCGCCTGGTAGAAACAGCCATAGCTTCTCTCGCTTGAACCCTTTTATCATTGGGGCACAAATATCAAGCCAGAGGATATTCTCGACATGGCTTTGGAAATATCGCTTTAATTGCCTTCTAAATTGCACATCTGAGGCTACACACCCTGATAGCCCATAACCACTCAGTTTTTGATTCGTTCTTGTTATCTGATAAGGTGGGTCTAATACTACCCAGCACCAATCTCGCTTGTCGGTCAAGATAAAATCCTTCACATTCATTTGCAGGGTACTATTCGGGTGTTCAATGTCCACTCTTTCGTCTCCGATAAGGCTACTACCTGAGAATAAATGCAAACATGGACTATTTACCAAGTCTTTGATAATCTGCTTTACCGGGACTGTGAAAGCTCCCTGGTAACCCGAATTATTAAAGCCTAATCCCAGAGCCTCTACTTCAATCTTCATAGCTCCATATCATCTAACTGCTAAACTCAAACTCGTATCTGAATACCCACAAGCCATTTATCTTCTCTAGGATTGGCAAGGCTGTTTCTCCACCTTCAAGTGCTAACTCTTCGGGTGATAAGGGCAAACTCAATCTCTCTGCCCTGACATCTTTTGTCTTGATAAAGTAGCGGGCTGCCCATTCGGGCATAAAGAGAGGGGATTGCCATTTTGTTTGAGTATTAGGCATATTTGCTTTATAGGCTCGAAACTTTGTCTTGTTATCCCAAACCCCAGCCTCTTTGATATAGACAGTCTCGCCTACTTGGTAGCGAGCATAATAAATCAAATCTTCGGATTGATTGATGAAGTGACTCTTCCAGAAATAACCCAAACTTCTAACAATAGTGCCATTTGGCGATGGAAGAGTTTGTGCAATAGGCTGTGGTTTAATCACCCTTCTGGTAACTGTCTTTCTTCTCTCTACAATCGCCTTGATATCCTCTGGCTTAAATAGTATTCCTTTCATGTTTCACCTTCCTTCATCTAACTGCTAAACTCCATAACTTCATACTGACTCCGACTCATCTTCTCCTAACTTACCTTTTTGAATTGATGTAACCAAATTACAGTATCATAACGATTTCTACGAGGATGTAGTTTCCGCCAACATTCCATAAAATCAGCCTGCGAATCGAATCCCTCTTGCTTATAAAATGTCGCAGCCACATCGCCAAGATAAACTTTATCCACTTTTGTCAACTGGAAGGAATGCCCAAAAGCACAAAATAAGTCAGCACCATTACCATATTTCTTGGTTCGGCTAGTGGCTATTTTCTGTCCTGATAACATTCGCTCTTCAAATTCGGGTAGGAATGGAATTGTGATACATTCTGTCATTTCATCTTCTCCTTTCTTATGGTTTCGTCTACTCAGCTTCAAATTTCTTAATAATCTTCTGAACCATCCAGTTCTCGTGTCGCTCTATATCGGTTAATTCTTTGACTCCCTCAATTATGCCATCCTTACAACCCCTATAGCCACAATTAAAATCGCCGTCATAAAAACGGCATTGATAGGTAGGTTCTTTGCCCCATTCATCTCTTACCTTCACCGCGCCCGAAGCCCAGCAAACATAATGATATTGGCTAGGTTTATTCTCCACCTTCTTTATCTCCTCAATCTGATAAGAGAGGATTTTGCTAGCATAGCCACTTCCATCATAACCAAGCCCCCTAATTATTTCTGCTATCTTTCCTCTCATTTCTGCCCTCCATATTTGGACTTCAGAGATCGCCAATCCTCAATGTTAATACAAATCATCCTACCTTCAGGATTTATATTCATATACGGCAAAGATTCAATCTTCTTAAATATCTCCCTTGCCACCTCAGTATTTGCCTGCTCAAGCAACTCTTTAATTTGTTCGGAATTTCGCCAACCTTTGACATTAGCAAGCCAACTTTGGTGTCGCCTCATTGCATCTTTTTCTGCCTGCTGGATTAGAGGCTCATAATAAGCTGTATCAGCATCTCGCTGGGCTGCTCTATTTTCTGCATGAGAGACAGTAAACTTAGTATATATATCTAATTTACCGTGTTGTTTTTCTAACCATTTATTAACCTCTTCATCACTTAATATCGCTGGCTTCTCCATCTTCTCTGGCGTTTCATTTACTTTACAAAAAATTGCTCTGACATTGTTCATTTTAATCCTCCTTAACTCTATCTTTGCTTTGCAAAGGCTACCTCTTTTGTCGGTAGTCTCCAGCCTCGTTCAGTACACACTTCGATAAGTGTCTATCCTGAAATCTACTCTTTAGTCTTGCCGGTAATTCCTCGATGTCTCTGTTAGTCACCACTACAGTGAAGCGCCCATTATTCCACCGAGAAGCCAGAAGTTCCTCTATCTTTTCCTTTTCCCATACAGAACCATATTCTAAGCCTAGCTCATCTATTATCAGGTAAGTGACTTCCTTGAGCACCTTCAACTTGAAGTCGGTCTGGTTCGTCTCTATTGCCATACGGAGTTCTGAAAGTAAGTCGGCCATCATAACCAACTTCACTCCAAGACCGCGCTCCATTACCCGGTTAGCGATTGCGTTTAATAAATGTGTCTTGCCATTGCCTGTGCCACCGTAGATAATCAGCCAGATGAAACCTCCGATTCCTTCTGCGATGTTCCAAGCTGCCTTGTATGCCTTTTTGACTCCTGTTATCTCTGCATTAAATGTCTCAAAGGTCTGCTTCAAGCCGATAACTCCACTCTGCTCAATGATCTCCCCCCTCTTGTAAGCTATAGCCTGGTCGCGGTAACACCCAAGTTGGTCGCAGGGCACGACTACCCTGTAGTCTATAGTCCCGTCCGACTTGCGCGGGTGAACAAAGCCTGCCCCCTTACATTTGGGACAATCGAATAATAGCTTATACGGGACTCTCTCCCACTCTGTTTCAAACGCTTTCTCTTCAGAGGTCGTCATAGTCTGGGGATGGTGTGTAGATTTTCGGTAACTCTCTGGGATTTCTATTCGTTGCATGAGCCTCCTTTCTTGACCAACTAAGAATCGTGGCATAGTGGGATTTGTAACTCTTCCCACGGGATTCCATATAAGACGATAGGCTCTCAATACGCCCCTCAGCACCAGCACCGAACTTGTCTTTTAGTTTCCCGTATTCCTCACTAGTTAAAAGAACATTCTGGAATTCCCCATGTCTTTTCTTTTGTATATTTTCTTCTTTACCTTCTACTTCTACTTCTACTTCTACTTCTACTTCAGGGGACGGTTTGTCCGACACCTTCCGTATTGTTTCCGTATCCTTTCCGTCAAAAGTCGGGAATTCTGGCTTTTCCTTGTCATATCTAAGCCCTATCTGTTCTCCAGCGAAACCTGGCATAAAAAGATATTGTTCACTATCAACAAAGTATCTAACAATTAGCGGATTTTTTTCATTCCCAACCGATTTTGTTAAAAGTTCAAGCCACCCTTCTATTATTTTTTTTGTATAATTTTTGCGCGGGAACACCAAACTCTTAATCATTTGTGCGCTCCCATAGAAGCAGCCATTACAATCAAGGTGCGGAATAAGCCAGGTATAAAGTAACTGAGCTGGCAAAGGCAGGTCATTCACCACCCGGCTATTGCAGATTTTCTTATTTATCATTCTACCTCTAGCCATTCCTCTCTCCTGTCATAGCTCCATTACTTCTTGTGAACATCTACGAGCTGCGATTTCACAATACCTCTCCTCGATTTCAAATCCTATATAGCTACGATTCATTCTTGAACAGACCTCAGCAAATGTTCCACTACCGCAAAACCAATCCACTACTATTGAATGTTCTCTTGATAATAGATTTGTCATTAACTCCGCCCACTTTATATCAATAGCCTCTGGATGCTTTTTATATGGTTTATGACAATCAACCATAACATCGGCAAATGTATGCCGATGGTTAATTACATTGCCATACCAGATACCTTTTGCATCACCCTTATAAAGTAAGAGGGCATTATTATGCTTAAATCCCAAATGCCATGCAGGGCAAAATTCACGCTTCCTTACTAGCACTATTTCATTCCGTAAAATAAAAGCACTAAAGGCATTAGCACTTTTGAAAAGATTGTGAGGATTATCTATCACCAAAAGATTGCCTCCATCAACCAATAAGCCCTCAGAGGCATCAGCGACAAAATCCGCTAGTGGTTTGTCATGTTTGAAAGGGAAATCTGCTATTGCTAAATCAACCTGTCCATATAATTCAGGTAACTGAGGCAATATCTCCCTACAATCCCCGTGATAGATTGTCACCCACTTATCTTGATAGTATGGCTTCATCCTCTCTCCTGTCATAGCTCCATAACTTCTTGACAGCATGGCTAAACTTTTATGCTACCCATTTTCCTGATGTCGGCAAAATGGGTGATGGCATTATCCTCAGTGCCATATATGCCATTCCTCTCTCCTGTCATAGCTCCATAACTTACCCTGAAGATAGGCTAATGCCATAAAGTTTGGGAAGATTTGTTTTAGCACATGTTCATAGACAAGACTCACCCACCAAGTCTTTTCTTCGGGATGCCATTCTCGCTCAGTGTGCGGTATTTGCTTCAAAATCTCCACAGTTATTTCATCATAAGGGAAAGCTATTAAATAGCCCTCTCTACCATCTTTATCCCCATGTCTGATGCACTGTGTTAGATTCATTCCTCTCTCCCTGTTACACTCCAAGCTCCATTACTAATGTCATAATAGGTGACTGGTTTATTCTGGCTTTTCGCGTAAGCAATCTCGTTTCTTGTACTTTCCCCAATATAGCCACTGATGTTTATCACCAAGACTTCATCGGCAAGGTCTATCTTGCGAAAATGAACCGCATCTACAATCTTTTTCACCCCTTCTTGGTCGCCAATATGTGCCTTGTCTTCACCCTTAAAATACCAATCGGGCAAGGCACACCAGCTAAGCACCACATTGCCTTGCTTTGTCAGTTCCCATTGTTTGACTAGCATTTCGCTCGTAAATCGGGTAGAACCACACAGGCAAATGACTTTAGTTCCGTTTATCATTTTTCTCCTGATAAGCCTGATAACTTGGTCGTAGTCTTCGCTTCAGGTTAATTTCCTTCCTAAGTAATATCTCGGGATCAAGGGACTTTGCCCGCGACCCCCGGGGTGCCCGGTATAAAAGGCATTTCCAATTGTTGCAGGTACGAAGATAGTAACTTCTATTGAAGTCAATCTCTATCAAGGGCTGCCCGCATCGCGAGCAAGCTATGTCTAGTTGTGTCATTCTATTCCTCTTAATCGAGCCTTTTAATCCTTCTGTAGTTCCTGGGTTTCTCGCCAAGAGCGTTTTTTTATTGGGATGATTAACCTGTCTGGCACTTCACCTATGGGGAACTCAGTTATAAAATAAATATCGGCACCTTTCGCAGCATAGGCATTTTCTTTTAGCCATTTTCTTACTTCATTTGTTATTTTCATTTATCCCTCCTCTCTTTAAGAAGCTCTTATTCTCTGGCAGGGCTGGTTTAGCGTGCCAATTAAAGTGCCTGCCGTGCACTCACCCTGCCAGTTTTGTGCTGGCTCGGTCAACTTCCCCCCCTTACCGATGCTCGGCTTCGCTATCTGCTATCACCGATGAATCTGGGACACCAGCACATTTTTTAAGATTCAATCCCTTTTGCTTTCTTTATCTCTTCCCAGGCTTGGTCTAAATCAACGAGGTCAATAAATGAACCGATGCTTAGAATCTCGTATACCTCTCGTGTGCCGACTTTGTGCTTTGCCATTAAACCCTTTAGTTCGGTTATGTTCTGGATTTTCTTACTGGCAGGCATTGAGGCAGATTTTTTACCTAACTTCTCCCAGTCTTCGCCGTTAGTTTCAGGTGCCTCTACTATCGGCGCTGAGGTTTTAGCCGGTGCAGAGGTTTTAGATTTTGACTTGGACTCAGGCGCTTTGGCGAGTTCATTCCTCTTCACCCACGCATAAAAGACATCAGCCTGATTGATTATTTGTACTACGGGTATTTTCTCTGCTACAGCGAGGTCTTTTGCATAGGAAAGCACCATTACCCTTGCCTGTTGCTCTAACTCCTCCGGGGACTTCCCCCTGTAGAAGTTGCCTCCTTTCGTGGCTATCGGCTGCCCGTCAATATAAACCTGGACAACACGCCGGTCTGTGTATTCGTTACCCTCCCAGTCTCGTGTTGAGGTCTCTACATCGGCACTGATTGTCTGTCCTTGTTTGATTGAATCAAATAGGCTGCTCTTGAAGGTGAAATATGTTAATTCCTTGTCTCCGTCTTTGGCCTTGAAAGACAGCTTAGGGATTTGTTTATCTCCTACCTTCTTGACTTCCTCGACCTGTGTTATTGTTAGGTTCTTGCGTTCTGTCTTTCTCTCTCCTTCAGCCATTTTTAACCTCCCTTTGTAATCTGTAAATTTCTAAGCAATGTTCAAATATTTGCCAGCGTCTGTCTAGTTCATTGATAAGGCGATCCTCGAATCCTTCGTCTGGTGTTCGCCCGACACGTAGGATAATCGCCTGATCAACCTTGTATCCATGTTCAATGAGAAGTTGCCTGTAAGCAACAACCTGTATCATCATCTCAGGGAAAATCCCACTTGATGTCTTGAAGTCCAGTAGGCACAGACTGCCATTCATCTGTCCTAGACAATCAATAGTTCCACCGAACTTGTATAGCTCGCTTACCATAGGCTCTTCAATAAGGACTAGCTCTATGTGGTGGGTTTTCTCCCACTCAAGGAAAGACAGCACTGCATTTTCCGCCTGGTCTATTTGAACCTTTGAGTATTCGCTAGTGTCTGTCTCTTTGCGCTGGAGATAGTCGGCTATCATCTGGTGAGTCAGTGTTCCGATTGCTGCCTTTTCATCAACATACTTAGACGAATCAATCCCCTGTAGCCCAAGGTTATTCGCCCATTTGACCAGTGCCGGCTTGTTCAAGACACTGAGAATCGTAGTTACCCCTGGCACGATTGTGCCATCTTTCAGTGTATATCTTATATGTGCTCTACTTCGCTTCGTTACTTGTTCTACCATCAGTTACCTCCTTCAAATCTTCATGCCCACAGGATGGACATTGCCCACCCCTCTGTTCACTTCGAGTCTGGTCTGTTTCGTGGAACTTCGTCAAGCAATCCTGACATTCGTAAATCATCGTTCCTCCGCATAGCAAGGGTCGTGTGCGTTAAGGTATGCTTCGTATCTTTGCCTATCTTCGGGCGAAGCCCCTTTTAATATAGCCTCAACTATATCTACGGCTGCCTCCGCCCTCTTGTGAAGCATAGTGTAGGGTCGCCCCTGAGCCTTGCTTAATGTCTCAAAATCAATCTCGACATTCTCAACGATTAGAAATTCCTTTACTTGTATCATTTCAATTCCTCCTCCCTGATAATAGCGTTGAACTTCTCCTTGGCTTTGACTGCCTTCATTTGTATCCCGACCAGGAGAGGGTCACTGAAGTGATGGTGAACCTGGCGAAGTAACTCCTCAGAACCTACTTTAAGAAGGACATCAATCTCAGCTTCAGAAAGACTTACTCTTACAGTCTTGCTCATTTCTCCTCCTGTATGGTTACTCCTACCCTCACGACTCTGGCATTTGGGAATATGCCAGCTTGTCGTACACGTCCTATCTTGGCACGGGCAATACTGCGAGTTGCGAATAATGCCTTTCGGCAGCCTTCCATGTGTTCTGGGATTGATGTCCCGAAGAAATAGCGTCCAGCCAAACCATGCCCCTCCTCAGTGTTTAGGTCTATTGCCCACGCCTTAAACTTTATCTGTCTCATTTCTCCTCCCTAGCTCTTCAATCCTTATGTTCCCTCTTTGCTGGCAGAACAAGTCCAGCAACTTGCCCTTACCTAAAATTTGTTTTGCCGGGCCACTAAGGCGAATAACTAATTTCATTGCGTACCTCCTTCATTTGCTTCACTTCTAATCGCAACAATCTGATTTCTTGCTTTAGTTCTTGGATTTGCTTTAGCCTGCCATCTTGCACTCCCCTCTGGTAGCCATCTCGGTATCCCTTCGTGTGAATTCTTATGTGCTCGCCAATGCTCGGTGCCAATATGAGATTCTCAATCTGGTTATCTGTTTTTATTCCGTTCTTGTGGTGGACATTCTCCCAGACGGAAAGGCATCGTCCTAGATGCTTTGCCATAACAAAACGATGTTCCCTGACATATCCGCATTTTTGGGTCATAGGATAGAAGAAATCATTTGGGCGGACAAGAACCATAATATAGCCCATCGAGTCTAAGATGCGTCCACCTTTCCATTGGTGGGCTCTGTTACCCTTGTGGGCACACGAGCTACAGCGTTCTCTAACTGGCTTTCCCTTACACAGCTGAACCCATCTCGCCTTCCCGCAGTCAACGCAGCCATACCAGATGTAATAATAGTGAGTCTTGTAGCCTAACTCAGGCCCTTTTCTGGTTTCACCTATTTCAGGCATGACTGTAGTCTCCTTCCTCTTTCACTATATTCATAATCTGAGTATGCGACAGCTTAAACATTCGAGCTAGTGCTCGGTAAGTCATCTTCCGTTCCTTTCGGTAGCGGATGATGTTTTCGTTTCGTCGCTGTATTCGCTTGGTTGTCATTTCCTCTATATTGTAAACTGCCTTTACAATCTTGTCAAGTGGCAAGTTTGTAGCCAGCCTAGCTTTATACCCCACTCTAACAGCTTTGGAAGGAGAATTTCTTTTAGGGCATAAAAAAAGAGTCCAGGCTTTCACCTGGATTTTCTGTCATTGCCCGCCCCGACAAGTCGGGGCTAGAATTTAGGGGGTAAAAGACTAAGGGATAGATAAATGTATGTCTGCCCTCATTCATGCCCTCTCTAGAGCGTCCTAGCGTTATCTTGGCTTAATTCCCCCTTAGCGATAATCTTTGCCTCTGAGTCTCTTGCAGCTTGGTCTAGGATAAAGCGAATAACTTCCTCACGAATTCCGTCATGGCGCATCCGTGTTACAAATTGTCCAAGCTCGTCTATATATTTCTCAATCAGCTGGGGGTCGTCCATTGGGTTTGTCACCGTCCAACCTATTCAGTAGTCGTGCTTCCCCATTTAGGCGTAAGGCTTCCTCGATTAGTTGCTGCTTGCGTTGGGCTAGTGCCTGTTCTTGAGCCATTACCTCATTCAAGTCTTTTACGACTGCCTCCTGGCGTTCCTTCAACTCTGCCTTTTCCTTTTGAATGTCCATTAGCCTCCTATTTAATGTAGCAAGAGAATTGCACTGATGTTTGCTGAAACACAGATTAGATTCATTCCCACTGCTAAAGCTAATCCAACAACACTTTTGAAATGAAGGCATAAGCCGATGATTAGTCCTGTACCCACTATCTTAATCAGTATCAGTGTATGAAGAGACACACTTCGCAAAAATGGATTTATCTCTATTCCACCCACGGATAAGCTATAATGCGTAGTTATAATATCAAGCCCTGCTAGTATTGCTAGGGTGATAGCCCATACAATTAGCCCTCGTTTCGTCATCATATCTATGCTGTTCATCTTATGCCCAGCCTCCTGTTCGGTCAACGTGCCACCAGTTACCATAAGCTGAGCTATAAATATTGATATAGCCAGTCTTATAGTTATAAACCAACTTTCCATCTTGTGGGTCTGTTGGTGGGGTAGTTGAATATATCATGGGCAGGGTCATAGCGTCATATTGGTCCATTTCTATTTGATGTCCTGCAGAAAAAACAATCTTTGTTGCAGACCCTCCTCCAACAATATCTATATTTTTACCAGAGGCACTGCCAAAACGCACGGCACTAGACCCTATGCAATCAATATAGCCAACTTGGGTGCTTCCATAGTAAATCCCGAAATGTCCTGTGCCTTTTACTTTTGCCCCAGCAGAGTCAAGAATGACATTACCACCACCAGCACTAATCGCCCCGCTTACATACAAGGTTTTCCCGACACCAACAGCCCCCTGTACTATAAAGTTCTCAGTGCAGATGACATTACCGTCAAGAACAATGTATGCCCCAGGGACTATCTTGGAAACAAAGCCACTGGCATCCAACCCCGCATTTGCTCTGACAGCACCCCCTTTAACAGTTGCTGCTGCCGTGCCACTCACTCTGGCTGTGTCATAGGCTGTGTTGTTGCCTGTTATATCGGCACCGCTTTCAGCAGCCCACTTTCTTGCGGCAGTCTCACTTATATTTGCAGCAGTCTTATTCACCACGCCCGACTTGCTAAGGTCAATATACCCAGAAACATCAACGGCTGTTACTGAGACCTTTCTATAAAGCGTACCATCAACTGCCGCATCAAGCCATATTAAGCCCTCAGCAGTGAGCGCAGTTCCCTTAACCTTCTTATAAGTGCCATCAACAGTCTCGTCTAAGAAAACCAATCCACTAGGCGATAACGCAGCCGTCAAAATCTTCCCATAAGTACCAGCTTGAACCTGGTCCATTAGGACTAGACCATCGGGGGTTAAGGCTACAGATTTTAGTTCCCTGTAAATCGTGCCCCTGTTAAACTCAGCGACCTCTTGTGCTGTTAATTCAGCCCACGATGACCCATTCCACATCTTGACTTTATTAGGTATGTAGTTTGTGTCAATCCAGAAATCGCCACTCTCAGGGCTAGATGGTGCCGTGTCAGATTTTCGTAGATTGTGCTGTGGCCCCCCCGGTACTCTGATAGTGTAAAGGGTATTCTCTGTTAGATAGACTCCCGTAGCATCCAAATGTAAAGACTTCTGCCTTACATAGAGGTCGGGGCCGTCGGTTATCTCATCCAAAGTGGCATAGAGACTACCTACCTTTAAGCGCGAGAAGTAGGCTCCCTCATCGGTGTAAACCTCTAGTTCCTTGAGCATCTTCTGATATTTAAGCCACTCGAACCAGTTCCCGAACCCGAAGGTCATTTCCCATTTATCCTTGCCGAATCTGCGGTGAATGTAACCTAAATTCCCCGTCCGTGTGTCTCCCTGTCGGGAATCGGTTACTTTCACATAGTCAAACACTTCCGCACCGCAATTTAATGGGACTTCAGCTTGCCCTCTTGCACAGCCCATTTCTGCTTTGGCTATCAAAGCTTCTGCTATATCATTAGCCTGGTCGTTGCTTTCTAACTGAGTCTGAATATACTTAGTTTTCTTTACTTTAGCAGGCAGGGAAGCATAGCCATCAACTTGAGCTGAACCTGAATACTGAGGGTCATCATCCGTGCGGCTTGTAATGACTATCCTATTGGGAAATACGAGACTGTTTCTATAAGCCTTGCTAAAGAAATTATGGGAACCCCTCTCAAGACTGTATTCGGAGTCGTAGACTGTCCAGGTGGTAACAGGTTTTAATATGTGAATCTTGCCATCGGCCTCGAATCTGGGAACGTTTGCTGTAAAGTCCAGAACCCTTCTAAAAGCAGCCAACCTTGAACCACCTGTGTAAACCCTGAAGCTATCTTTGGGTTTGTAAGTATCGGCAAGCGTATCATAGCCAGCATCCCAGACAACATCGAAGGCTTGACAGTGGTCGAAACAGTCTAAGGTCGCCCCAGCAATAGCGTTCGCCAATGTTTTAACTGTCTTGGTATCCTCTTCATCGGGGATGTAATTCTCAGATGCCTCGTCTCGAACCATTAAATTAGGCATACCCTCAAGCTCAAGTATACAAATTAGTTTATTGGGGTCGGAAGTGAAGGTCTGGTCTATCACAGAAAGAGGGGCAGTTGGGGAATATTCCTTGCCGAAACCATAGGAGATAACAGCATCGTAACCTTTTAAGTCCTTATCATCGAGCTCATGATTACTATTGTCTAAGACAATCTTGGCTCGGTGAGAATACATCTCCTCGTCGTGCTCGGAAGGGAGAATCCTGTCCTTCTCATAGGTGTAGGTTGTCGTCCCCTTCGTTAAGACGATTTTGTACAGAGGATTTAGAGCCCCCGCCTGTTGTGCCTTTTGAAGACTATCTGTAAGTGTTCTCATTTTACCTTAACAGAGTAGTTCCCTATGCTCGTTCTGGCGGTTTCACCGGTACCGTCAATGACTTCCACTATACCCCTCCACCACCCCCTCACGGAGTCTTTTGATGTATTGTAAAAATGCTCAAAGATGCCCTTTTCGAGCCTACCGGTTGAGACGATATTCTCTTCATAAACACAATAAATCTCATAGTTCTCGCCATTAACCATAATGTCGGTGTCAAGGGTAACATCAGATGAGCTGGTGTAGGCGGTTATCTTGGCAGTAGTCTTATCTGTGCTATTGTAGATAGTCTTGCCGACATCCTTGGCGGTAAACTGACCGTTAGTGTCAATTAAGTGATTGGCTGTGGTTGCAGTCGCTGTGCTACTTCTTAAGCCATCAGCACCAATTAAACTCACTAAGACTGAAGTTGGGTCAACGAGAGCATCCTCATCGTCGTAAACGAAAACTAAGGTTCTTATGCTTGCCTTCGCCGTAAATTCAATAATGGTTTCGATATTCATTTCACTCTCCTGTTAAAACATTCACTTTGCGCTTTTGAGTGGTAACTACATTTACTTTGCGATTCTGGCAGGTGATTACATTCACCCCGCGGTATTGGCTGGTGAGAATGATTAATCTTAATTTCTTTCCTACCCATTCCTGAAGCACGGTTGGGGCAATAACTCTTGTGAGTGCTTTGACAAAGGCAGGGGTTATCGTCATCGAACCCAGAATAATGCTTGGATTCTGACCTCTGGCGATGGCTTTTATGGACTCTGGCTCTAATGTAAGCGAGCCGTAAATGACTGTTGGGGCAACCGCCTTGCCTAGAGCTTTAATAAACTCAGGGCTGAAGATTATGTTCCCCTGTTTGACAGTCGGAGCTACAGCTTGAGCAATGGCAGAAATGACGCTCGGAGTGAGTGTTATAGCCCCCAGAATCACAGTGGGGTTTACACTGCCCCCGATGGCATCTATGGGGTCGGGTGCAACAACCACTCCAGCACCAAATACAGTTGGGGGGATTACCTGCCCGATAGCCTCAATATATGTAGGTGTTATGGAAATCGAACTTAAGATTACAACGGGACCTACTACGCTCGCAATGGCACTAATCGGGGTAGGTATTATCTCCCCGTAAATCACAGACGGGCTAACCGCCTTCGCTATGGCATCAATCGGTGTTGGAGAGAAAATTATGTTCCCTTGTTTTACGGTAGGCTGGACTACTGAAGCTATTGCCTGAATGGGAGAGGGAACGATAACAGTCGTAAAGTATGCAGATGCACTCCAAGCACCTTCACCAGCACTATTCTTAGCCTGAGTCTGAAATTCATATTCTGTGAGTTCTTCTAGGTCTGCTAAGTCCTTATAATAAGTATCATCTGTTTCTAGGGTGTTCTGCCAGTCAGTTTCTGCCCATTCGTATTCGCCCCATTCCTCGAATACAAAAGCTAGAACTTCATCTTTATACCAATTTGAACCACTATCGACAGTCAGATATGCAAAGCCTCGGTCATAACCTGGTATTAGATATACTCGCCAGCAGACTTGATGATATTGATTGCCATTAGGGGCTCTGACGACTATTGCATATATTGTGTCCTTGATTAGACTATAACTATTATTAAACACTATTTCATACCATTGACCAGGTACCGTCGGCGTAAGTTGGTCGCCGTCAATAGTTCCTGAGCATAGGTCATCACCAGTTGGTTTGCCATCAACATCAGTATTTCGGATGCCAACTGTAACTATGCCAGGAAGATTATATCTAAATAGTTTGAGTTTAACTTTCGTAATAATGTGGCTAGTGGATGGAGTGAATGTTTGTGATTGCCATACTGCTCCATAAGCAGGATTATCTCCACCATCCCCAATATTGTAATACTCAAATAGTGTATCTGTTTGTCTATATCTGAACCTCGCCTCACAGGATTCTCCACCATCATCTGAAATCTTCCCATTGATTCGGGCTGTGATGTTGCCTAGGTTAGTGGCAGCTTGCGTGATGGCTGTGGGAACTACTACTTCACCCTCTATTACTGTCGGAGCAACCACCTGTCCGATAGCCTTGATATACGCAGGTGTAACAGAAACCGAGCCTAAGACTATGCTCGGAGCAATTACCGAGGCTATCGCTGAGGCAGGCGAAGGGGTGATAGAAACCGAGCCCTTAATTACTGCCGGTGCTACAACTGAACCTATTGCTGAGACTGGCGAAGGGGTAACAGTTACACCCGCCGCAGTTTGAAAGGCATTGAGTTGTACGAAATTACTCTGCCAAGCTCCTGCCATTATGTTTCTCCATCTTCTTTTAAGATTCTATAGGACATTGGTTCTCCTATTGGTCAAGTTTAGTCTGCTTTACTAGATAAAGAACAACCGCTGCTAGCTTCTTCAGGAACTCTTTTGCTTGTGCTAGATTGCCCACATTGTTATCTATGTAGGTTTCCAGCTGTGCCTGAGTTAGTCCGCAGAGTTTAGATAGCTTAAAAGCATCCTTTTGAGTTCCTTTAAGGTCAAGGTTATCCTGAACAGACTCAAAGAATCCCTTGCTCCCTTCACGCTTGAACATAGGGAACTTTGTAGTAAGTTTGGCTAATTGCTCAGCAGTAGGCTCTCCATCAAACTCAATCTCTACACCCTGCTTGATGATAGGAATTTCACCATCATAGCCAATTATGATTCCACCTTTAGTGATTCCTAAGATATTACATCCTAATTCTTTTCCTAATTCATCACAGGTCTTTTGTTCTCCTAACCAGTGGTATTTCATAGTATCCTCCTAATTCTTATGCACATCTCATGTTTATCCCCGTAATATCAAGCTTCCTGTCAGCTGCTACTTGATTTGAAAGGCTAAGATACATATAGCCATTAGATATAGTTGGTAAGTTGGTTGAATGAGTAGTCTTCAGTACATCATCAACATAAAAATCAATCGCCCCACTTCTAAATATAAATGCAAGCTTGTGTAGTGCCCATTGATTAGCATAGGTGATACCTGTCTCTTGAACCTCTCGAGTTGAACCATCTCCACTTGTAGACCGTATAGCACCATTGAGAACCTCAAATCCTACATGATGTTCAGTTAAGGATGGAGTAGGCCAGCCAGTAGCAGTATGAACTAGTAAAAGAGCCGTGCTATTTGTTCTATCTGTGTCAGCCCATTGGGTGAACCAAGCACATACATGCCTACTCCCAGTTGAGAAATAACCGCTGTAAGCCGTGTAAAGTTTAATTGCACTATTTACTGTCGCACCTGTGGAAAGTCCTAATCTGCCTAAGCCCCAATAGTAGATATTCCCACTGTTTACAACGGCATCAGTCCATCCCGAAATAGCAGAAGCTGGGTCAGTTCCCCACTGCTCGTGAAACCATGCTCGAGTAAATTCTGGAAGGAAAACTTCCTCTGGGTTGGCACCAACTTCAGCACCTTTAAGGAAATATCCTGAAGTCCAGCCCTTCGTGAATGACCTGACAAGGTGTGAAGCTGCGGGAGCTTGGGCTACATAGTTTGCCCCTACCCCATGCACGCCCGTTGTTAATCCAGCATGGGTAGCAATGTCGGCAGCCCAATCAAGTAAAGTCTTAACCTCGGCCAGGGTCTTCTTGACAAACGCCCCAGAGCCAGATGCTACGAGAAAGTCATTGGCAGCAGTCGCCAAAGCATGAGTAACATAATCGGTAGCAGCAGTATAGGCAGCCGTTCCTAATCCAAGTATGGTCTTAACCTCAGCTAGAGTCTTTTTAACAAACGCACCAGCTCCAGAAGCCACAAGGAAGTCGTTGATGGCGGTGGCTAAAGAATGCTTGATATATTGGGGGTGGTCATCATCTGAGAGTCCAGCCAAGTCTGTTCCATGGTCTAATGTACCCGTATGGTCAGCGTTCCAATCTGAAGGGCGGACTAGAGTTGCATCACTACCATCTTCTATCGCTGATGTTTTAGCGTGTTTTATTGCCATAATACCTCCTACTCAAAGTTCTAACTCCCGTATTCTTTTTTTCAAAACCCTATTCTCTCTTTTGAGTCTTATGATTAGTTTATGCTCGTTGGTTATGCCGGTATGCTCATACAGGGGGTAAAGTTCCAAGTTTTCAATGCGGTTATCATCTTTGATTCCGTTGAGATGGTGGACAACTTCATGTCTCTCTAGAGAACGACCTAAGTGTTGAGCCATTACGAGCCGATGTTCAAGGACATGACCACAAGTTATCATGCTCTTAAATTTCTTTGGAACAAGACCATCCCTGATGACGATATAACCGCCATGGTTCTTGTATCGCCCTTTCCAAGTCGGATTTCTTTCTCCTGTGTAATGCTTTTTTCGGCAAGCCCAAGAGCAATAGCGTCTAGGTTTCCCCCTTTGCAGCATATTGGATGGGTAATCCCTAAATTCCTTGCCACAACATTGACACACCATTTTGATATATGATGGATTTGTGCTCTGCCATAGTCTGTAACAAGCTCTTGAGCAAAACCGATTTTCCCTTTCCGTATGTGCGTGTCGTTCAAAGTCCTTTCCACAATAATGACATACATAAGTTGGCATAATAGCACCTCCTCGATACTATTATACCATACCCTTACCCTGCTTGACTATTAGGACTCTGTCAAACGCAGCTCACAATCCTGCAAAGTTAGACTTTGACCCGAAGATACGGTTCTATCTGACACCAAATTCCAGTATCCTAGAACCAAACGACTGCCTACTGTGGCGTTATCGTCTGTTAATACTGCATACCTGGCTCCGTTACCCGAAGCAGGGATTGACCCGCCTGATGCCGTCCAGACAATATCCTTAATCTGAATCTTGCCCAGGTCGTTGGTGTCATCCTCGTTAATGACATCAAAGTCTGTAGCCCCCGGAGTTAGCTGATAACCCCCGGTAGTGTACCCATTACCTGCAGCGATCTCGGTAAGCTCACCCAGAGTATTGGTGTCCGCGGTCGGCGCAGTCGCTGACGTCACTAAAGCCACATAGAAATTTGTGACCTCAGTTGCGTTCCTGAAAATCCAGTCAAGTGCCTTGTATTTTCCACGATTAGTCCAACCTACTGCCATGTTTACCTCCTTTAGCCTCTCGGGTTAAAATTCCCAAACTTTCGGTCTGGTTATCCGATTGAGACTCATTTGATATATTGCAAACTGTTGTGTTGCCCAGTCGTGATACCATCTCACGGTGCTGGGTACTATTTGATTTCTCATTTTATTTAGCCACGCCATAGCAGCCTTAGCCACAACGCCCTCTATTAAGACTTTCTCTAAATCAGGACTCAATGTAGATACCGATTCAGTTAGCTGGTGAACCTTATGGCAATATAAATAGACATCCTTTCCTGAAGTCGGCGTGGTATCTTCAATCCGCAGAGTATCCCCGAAGATGCTAAACTTTTCAAAACTAGGCGGGTCGCTCCCTGTGGGATATTCCACTTTCCCTACCTCTAATAAATCCTCAATCTCGCTAATGTCCACTTCCTTTGTGCCATCCGATTCCACTGTCTCTTTGACTTCGTAAGGTCGGTGTTGCGAGATTTCCACAAGGACTTCGTTGATATGAATGTCAAGTTCGTCAGGGGCAAAATCATAGTCTTGAAATTCATCACGAAGTAGCTGGCGAGCTGTAGCCTGAATTGCGGAACGGTTTTTCTGATTCATCGTTCACCTACTTCTTAATCGGACTTTCACAATGCCTTTTTAACTCTTCCAGGGACATAGTCTCAGCCATCTTGGCAGCCTGGGCCGAATATGACTTAGGTGTTTCTCCCTTTGCGATGGAATAGGCAATGCAAAAGAGCGTTCTTTGTTCTTTTGAATAAGGCATAGTTACCTCCTTTAATGGAAGAGGGGAAGGGGGTTCACTCCTTCCCCTTTCCTTTACTAAGCGTTGGCGCTACTAAGCGTCGCAGAACCTAAGGGCAAGTTCCTTCTGCAGTGTTTTCACACCGCACAGGATGGACATAGTGCCCACATTCTTCAAGGCGGTGTGAGTCCAAGAGAAGACGACTTGCAAGGACAAGCCCTCATGTTCCCTGACAGCAGAATCAGCACCACCAAGAGGTGCTACTAAGGGCGCAGTGGCCAGACAGAAGGCGTTGCGGTGATATACCAGGTTAGCCTTGTCAATGGCGTGGATGGTTACTATCTTGCCCGCAGCGACAGTTTCCTTAATTGCCGGGTAGATAGCAAGGGCAGCGATTGCGTTAGTGTCAATCGTGCCAGTAGCAGTTACTACATACTGGTAGGTGCTTCCCTCTAGGGTGATGATGCTTCCCTTGGTGACTGTGCCCGTACCCAACGCATGAACGTTAATCGTGGTGGCAGCAGCCGTAGCCTCAGCAGCCAAATCACCGGCCAAGTCAGTCGTGCCGATGACATGGGTTTTGATGTTCTGGTCAACTAGCCACTGAATACCGAACAGCTTGCCCATGATGCCACGCTTAACAGTCTCAGTGTCCCCACGCTTTTCAGCGTGTAGGAAGGCATCCAGGACATTATATTTGGCTTCGGTGTCGGGACAAAGAGCGCCCCATATTAGCCCCTCTTCAAGAGGGACTTTGTTGTTCAGCAGCTTTTTCCTGACTCCCGCAATGTCGCCCACAGCAGGAGTTCCAGAGACATCTACGAAATAGGGAATGTCCGCATAGAGTCCGGCACAAAGAACATCTACGCCCTGAGCGAGAGCCCTGGCTGCCGGCAAAATAACCTGCTCCGTGAGGTCTTTGAGGTCAAGTGACATTTCCTTCTGAGTTATCTCAAAAGGCACAGTCAGGATTTT